TACTCATTGGCTTGGCGAAGTCGTAGATAACGTCGACCCTGATAATCTTGGAAGATGTAGAGTAAGGGTGTTTGGTAAGTTTGACTTATTAGAAACTGATAATATCCCATGGGCAACTCCTATGAATAGAGATAATGTAGGCTCTCATCACACTCCCAATATAGGCGACGTCGTTGCTGTTAGGTTCGACAACGGAAATATATACCACCCAGAATATTGGTTTCAAATCAATCAAAATAAAGAACTTAAGGGTGAGGTGCTAGATTCGTCAGGAGAACCTGAAAATGTAGTTTCCCTGGTATATGATGCTAAACGAAACATTAGGATATATCAATCAGATGTCGATGGTTTAGTTATATCACATGGAAAGGATGGTAAAGATTCTGAGCCACTCATTAGATTCTCTGATGATGGTAAGATATTTTTATATGCTGCTAATATTTATATAGCTACTCCAGAAGGAAGCGATTTTAATGATATGGGTAATACTAGTCAGCCTGCCGTTCGTGGTGGAAGTTTAGAGGAGTGGTTAGACGACTTTTTGGATTTATTTGATTCTCATACGCATCTAACAGGTACTGGACCATCAAGTGCTGCAAACATGGATGGACCAAATCTGGGTTCTATTTGGGTTAATAAGTTGAGAAGCAAACATGTAAATTATAAACAAGACAATAAGTCTACAAATGCTAACGAATAATGCCTGCAAATTGGACCACATTTATAAGTAATGTCGAGAGTTATATCATAGCTGCTGACCCTGGAAAAGATCATGCTGATTTTGGTGAACATATTGCTAAAGAATATCATACTGCGATTAAACAATCACAATCAATATATGGACAAACTCATGTTTCTGCTAGTGACAGTAGTTTAATATCTGAGTATAGGGCTCAATTTGATACAATGTTCCAAAACGATCCTCAAGTAGAACCACCTCTTATAAATATGATAGATGATGATGGAAATGAAGTACCATTCACTGGAAAATCTAGCGATCCAAGCAATCCAAGTCCAGCTGAACCAGATCCAGAGTACGCAGATCCTGACATGACTGAAGTAGAAGAACCAGTTATAGACCCTGAAGAAATGGCTATATTTTTAAATGAATATAGTTCTACCTATGATTTATATACATATAAATATTTTGAGTTTCGTTTAAATGGAGGTGAAACAATAGAGGAGTTATCTAATATAATATCAAATAGGATTTTATTCTCTTTTCTCTTAGAAGGCAGCGGAAGTAAACGTGAAGATATGTATCACTGGATTTCCAGCTTTAATTCTTGGCAAACATCTACAGAAAACACAAGTCTTAATAATAGAAGAATAGCTTTCAAAAATAAATTGTTAGAATCTATTGCTGCTAATGGGTATGATGCAGAATCTCTTATCGATAGCGTAAAGTCGAAAACGCTTGAAAAACTTAGAGTATCATATGAATTAGAAACAGTTGCTGAGATATATGGTGCTGCTAATGGACTACCACCTAATATGGAATATAATATAGGTGCAAAAGATTTTAGAATTAGAGTGGTTCAAGAGGAGTTTGACGAAGATAACGATTCTGATGACTATATAGTTTCTCCTATTATGACAAAAGAATTTATAACATATTTTTCAGGTAAACCAGGTTTAACAACATCTTCGGATTGGGATGCTGGTTTAGTAGAGAGTCGATATATTAATGCTGAACTTAAAAATAAGTGGGGCAAGGTTGAAGACGTTCAAAGTGCTGACGATGTTGTTAGTAAAAAAAATAGAGGAGCGCCTTATATGTTTACTAGACAGAGAACTGTGGATGCTCTTGCAGAGATTGAAGCTGGAGAAGTTGGGGAACATCCATATGAATTACTTGCAGATGCTACTATAGATTATTGGAAGTCTACTACAGCACAGCCACTATCTGCAAACCCGCCCGCTCCGCCATGTTTATCAAATTTACCATTAGGAGGAACTTATATTCCGGTTTATTATGGTAATAAAAAGAAATTAGCGGAAGGAATTAGAAAAGCATTGAACGCAGGTAAAGATTCTAATAATATACCAGTAGCCGCTAACAAGGTTGCAATTGCTCTTTCATTAGCATACGCAAGACATTTAATGTCTCTTAAGTTCATATATCAGGGAGGAATACCAGTTCCATTCGTTCCATATGTTCCTATGATTGGTTTTGTGCCAAACGTGTTCTAAAACCTAGATATATATTATGATATTACAAATTAAATAACCTATAAAAAACAAAAAGAATGTCAAAGGAAACTGTTGTAGATTGCAACGACCCCAACCCAGATTTCGACTGGTCAGCATATGAAGCGGACTGCCCATCATCAAGAAAAGGCAACACAAGAATAAAAACCCCAAATGGAATAAAGTTATATTGTACGGAGCCCTATGCAGAAGAAGCTCTGAAGGCGTATATCGGCGATTTTACCGAAAATAATAGGGTGGACGAAGCTAAACTCGATCAATCATATGAAGGAACTGTAAGTTCGATTAACGTTGAGTGGTGTAGAATCGATATTGGAGCCAGAGACGACGTATATATTGATATGGCAAAAGAATCAAAAGAGTACAAAGACCTACTTAAATTAGGTGCGAAAATTAATGTACAAATCGTAGAATCTCGCGGTTCTAAACAAGGAAATTACACACTAGGTTCTATTGAAGCCGGATTTAAGCGAGCTATATTTGACGAGATACTTGATAGTGTAGAGAATTCTAAAACTGCATATAACGCAACTGTAAAAAGTTTAATTCCAGGTGGAGGTTATATTGTAGAAATTCAAGGTGTTGAGTGTTTCATGCCAGGTTCTTTAGCTGGGATCAATAAGCTACATGATTTCGAATCAATATTAAATACTGAGATGTATGTTGTTCCTATGAACTACTCACCAGATAGAGGTACAATTGTAGTTTCTCATAGAGAATATTTGAAAGCTATGATTCCTACTAAAATTGCTGAAATAAAAGAATATGAAAATGGAGTCGTTGTTAGGGGTTTAGTTACTGGTTCTGCTAAGTTTGGAGTATTTTGCGAGTTCAATGAGTGTTTAACTGGTATGATTCACATAAATGATTTAGACGAGGAAACAATGAGAAGACATATTGCTAGAGATGTTAAACCCGGAGAAGAGATCGAATTCTTTATCAAGAAAATTATATCTGAAAATAAGATTACATTGTCGCAAAAACCGGTTGAGCCAGTTAGCGATCCATGGTATAACGCGTCAGAACGGTTTAAAACTCCAGTTATTATAACTGGAAAGATTAGGTCTGTAAAAGATTATGGAGCATTTGTTGATATTGGAGAAGGTCTTGTGGGTTTACTACATGTGTCTGAATTCCCTGAAGGATTTGATTTGAATAGTTTAAACAAAGGAGAAGACATCACAGTCACAGTCACAAGAATCGATGAGGAGACTCGCAAGGTTTTTATGGAACTATAGTATATACGTACATATGAAAATTTAATCCCGTTCAAAAGAGCGGGATTTTTTTATCTACATAAACTAAGATATATAAATCAACTCAAGTTATATAAACACAAATGAATAGATTTAACGACGCTGAAATATTATCCAAATGTAGAGTTGGTGTAGAGTTTGAATTCTATTCGAACAAAACTATTAAGGATACTGCAAGAGAACTTGCAACATTACTTGATAAAAAGATTAGAGTTGAGGATAAAGCACACAGCGATTTTGTTCCTACTGATAAAGAGTTCAAGATAGAACCTGATTTTAGTGGTGGGGAAAAGCTTATGGAACTTGTGACTGGTGCCCAAGATTATAAGTCTTCTAGACTTATGATTATAAAAGTTTCTCAATGGATTCAAGAGAATGGTTTTACAAATGACCTGTCTTCAATTCACTTGAATCTTTCGTTTGACTCCGATAAAGTAAATGATACTAGGAGAATTATTAACATGAACGTTCTTAAGTTTATATTAGACTTTGATGAAGATAGTGTATTTGATTTATTTCCAAAGAGAGAAAATTCAGCGTATGCTAAATCAATTAAGTTTGTACTTCCAAATTCAGAAACGTTTAATATTGATGGAAAACTAATTGACGAAAATAATTTTACATTTCCTAAGTCAAAATACTATGGTGTAAACTTTGAGAAAAGAATAAGCAATTATCTTGAGTTTAGATATATTGGTGGAAAGGATTGGGAAAAGAAAACCGCTAAGGTATTACATTTATTAGATTCATTCTTAGTTCAATTATGGAAAAGTACTGAATCTAAATGGTTTAGTGGATCAAACTCATTAGAACTTAAAAAGATTTTATCGAAGAATAAAAGAATTATAGATGCTAGGCTTGATAGCAGTGTTATAGAGAAGAAATGGAAGAATATTGATTTCACCATTGATTTACATAAGGATAAACAAATAATAGACCTGCACTGGGCCAATATACAAAAAAGAGTGCTAAGATTGTTTACCCACGGTGCTCTTAAAAAAGGGCATATAAATTATGACTCAGATACTGGTAAGGTTCAAATCAAAGGTGGAGAACTTTCATATTGCGTTGGTCTTGATAACTATGATTTTATTGATTGTGATATTCGAGGAGAGTTGGAAAACTGTGATATATTTGGAGGTACTATGGATGGTTCAGACGTTACTCATTGTAATTTCTACAATGGAGCCAAAATACATTCAACGAAACTTAAAAATTGTTATGTTGGTTCTGATTCAACAGCTGAAGATTGTTATGTCTATGGTAGAGGAATCTTTAAAGGTAAAATGATAAAAGGTATTTTCAGAGAAGGTACATATGATAAAAAAAGAGCAAGATTCAAAGGTACTGAGAAACTTAGGTACGTTGAGGTATAAAAAAATAAAAAAGATATGAGCGATATATTTCTAGGTGGAGCAAGTGGAATGGAAACTGAACATGATTATGGTAGTGCATGCATTACTAACTTTGTAAAAGAGTTGGCTGACGAAATCACAGGGTCTTGCATGATTCCTATGCATCTTCCTGAGGCAGAGGTTACAAACATAATTAAAAGAGCTAGAAAATGGTTCTATAAAAAATATGAGTATTCTGTTCAAGAGAATTTCTTTGTTATTCCTAAGGCTGCCTTTAGTACTGCAAAATTTAAGTCGTCAAGAACTATAAATATGCCAGAAGGTGTATATTCTATATTTGGAGTTCATAAAACAAATGCAAGCAGTTTAAGTGGTGATGTGAATTTTACTGAAGGAGATTTTTCAGTAGAAAGAATGTTTGCTGCAAATATGTATGGTAATTCAGGAACCGCAGGTTCGGCTGAGGCTTTAGAATATTATGTAATTAATCAGAAGTTCTTTGATCTTGCGAGACAAATATTAAATAATCCATATAGTTTCGATTATAATAGACTTAATAGAGCTTTAAGGTTTACTGGAGAAACTCCAACGACCGATGTTATTTTGGAGATTTATGAAACTATTCCAGATTGTGCGTTATACGAAGATGAGATATTCTTTAGATACTGCGCTGCTAAAATTAAGATTTCTCTTGGTAGCAAATTAGGTGTTTTTGAATTCCAATTACCTGGTAATATTTCTGTAAATGCAGATGCAATCCAAAGTCTTGGTGAGTCTGAATTGGAGAGTGTTATTGAAGAAATAAATGGCGATGAGGGAGTAGACTGGATGATGCACTCATAAATAGGATATATAGTTATATGGAATTTTACATAAAGAAAGAAGGAGACCCTAGATTTGATATAAGTCAAATGGAAATTGATGGAGATATTTCAGAGATATTGATTCAAATAGAGACTTTATTATTTACATCAAAGGGTTCTGTTCTTGGAGACCCTGATTTTGGTTTAAATTTAGATGATTATGTATATTCGTTTAGATATAACGATAACATGTTAGTCGCAGTAGTTCGTGATGCAATTTCAAGGTTTGTACCACTATCAAAAAAATATAGCGTAGATGTGACTGTTGATTTTACTGATGAGGTTGACAGGCACTTAGTATTTATTAGTATTGTTGTTGATGCTAAATATCAAGTAGGCCTCTATATATAAATTATTAATAAAAGAAAATGGCAGAATTCAAATTTTTAGAAAAGTCTAGAATTAAGACAGTTGAAATGATAGATGACACTCAAGCATTTATCAGTAGGGTGTATGATAGAGCAGGTACTCTATTTACGTCAGCGTCTCCGTTTGCACAGATACTAAATGTATTAAATGAACTTACAACATTTGTTTTCTACTATATTGAAAATGCAATGGTAGAGCAAAACATATTAACAGCACAACATAAGGAATCTGTTTATGGTTTATCTAGGTTGGCAGGCCATGACCCATTTAGAGGTTCTTCGGCTACTGGAGAAATCACAATTAGATTAAACCCATCATCTCTTGATGATGTTGCGGGCGATGCATTAAATATATTACCAAACTCTATGATTAAGATGGAGGCTAACGGTTTAAAATATACAATGTTAACAGATACTGATAAATTTAGAATAGCAAAAAATCTAAACACTGCTATACGAGTTCCTATAATACAGGGAACAATCGAGTCACAGACAGTAACAGGGACAGGTGAAAAGTTCCAATCATTTAATATTATAACTAAGGGAAATACGGACCATGATGTGGTAAGAGTTTCTGTAAATGCAAAGCCTTGGCAGAAGTTTGATTCTATATATGATATGAAGGTAAGTACTAACGGTTTTATAGTTAAGACTGGTATAACAGGTGGATTGGATATTTATTTTGGAAATGGAAGTTTTGGTAGTGTTCCTAATTCTGGAAGTTCTATAGAGATAACATATGTTAAAACTGAAGGAGCTAATGGTAATCTAGTCAATCATAAAAACTTGACGTTTAAGTTTGTTGAGGAAGGATTTGATAGTATTGGAAACTCATATGACCTAAATGAACTTATGGTTACTGATGTATCCGTTGCTCCTATGATGGGCTCAAATCCAGAAAGTATAGAGCTTACGAAACTTATAGCGCCTCTGCAATCGCACTCCTTTGTATTAGCAACACCTGATAATTACGAGGCGTTTTTAGCTAAGTATGGTATGTTTTCTTATTTAGATGCATACAATACAACCGACGACGGTTATTTAGATGATGATAACGTGATATACTTATTCATGTTACCCGATGTTAAACGCAAGATAAGTGGAAACAAGGATTATTTTAGTCTTGAACCTGCTGAATTCTTCTTTAGCGCAGAGGAAAACAATTCAATATTAAGTTTACTTGAAAAATCAGGTAGACAAATGCTTACATCAGAAGTTAAGATTGTTGCACCATCTCCTCAATATTTTAGAATGGATATTAAGGTAAGGTATTTTGAAGGATATGACAAACACACAATTTTTAATAACGTGAGGTCTTCTATTTCTGATTACTTGATTAACATAACTAGAAGAGATAGATTACCGAAGTCCGATATTATTGCTATTTTAGAAGGCGTCGATGGTATAGATTCTGTAAACATTAAATTTACTAGTAAGGCTGAAGAAGATGCTAGGAGAAACGGGTATTATGTTTCGGAGACGGTTACAGTTACCCCATCTACTCCAGTTCTTGAAGACATAGGTAATGGAAAACAAAAGTTTGTATTCTTTAAAAGAACTGTTAGTTCTATGAATGTTAGTTTTGAACCTGGCGCAGCTCTTCCAGAAAATGTTATAAACTTAGATTCATTTGGGGATATTTTGTTAGAAAAGGATGAGGTTGCTTTATTTAGAGGAGGTTGGGTTGATAGAGATGGTGTTATTGTGGAGGATTCCGCAGTACTTGGAGAGATGGGAGCGCTTTCAGTTTACTTTGACGAGCCTGCCGTTCCAAATACAACCTTCCGAAAGATACAAGCAAAAAATAGAAAAAGCATATAATGGCTAAGTTAACCGATAATTTATTTAAGAGTAGACGTGAAAAGGTATATCAAGTAACTGATAGCGTTGCTGATAACAGAAAGCATCTCCCTAATAATTACAGAACAAATATACTCAAGAACTCGATATCATCTCATATTTTTAGAAACAATCAAATGTTTGATTTTATATCTTATATTCAGCTTATCGTTGCTAGCTGGATCGATGGAGTAAACTCAGTAAAGGTGTTTAAATCTTTCACTGTTAAAAAAGACTATAAAAATATTAGATAATGCCTAAGTATTCAAATCTTAAATTCTTTGATAGTAATTCAGATGAGCTAAATCTAAAATATGACTCAGCTACTGAGTCGTGGGAGGGTATTGTATATTTACCTGAAGTTTCTACGGGTCTATATGAAACCTTGACGGTTTATATATTAGAAGAGGCCGTTGGCGATTTGAATGAGATTAAATACATTAAACCTCTGGCTGAGTCCACTTCAACAAATAATGATATTCATGTTAGTTTCGAAAATGGATATGATTCTAGTGGAAACATAATACTATATAAGTCAACACTAACTGCTGGAGAATTATATATTGAAAGTGAAAAAACGCAACTTAAAACAAGGTTAGCGAACCCCCCATATACTGAAAACGCAGATGGATTAAATATTGTTTCGAGTACTCTTACAAGCGAACCAATCCAAATAAATGTTGCTTTAAAATCTGATGAAGAGACATATCATAAAAGAACTTTAGTAATAAATGAGATAAATGCTGCTGGTTCAATAACGCATAAAATTGCTAGTATTAGAATATATGGTGAAACTGTTGGAGAGGACGAAAGACTAGAGACATTACTTTCAAATATTGGTATGTCGCTTTCCCCAACTGACCATTTTGTATTTGAAGATGCTGATATTAGAGAGTCAAGTCCAGATTGGAAACTTATAAATAGAAAGAGAAGAGAACTTCTTTTAGAGGCTGCGAATATTAAACCATTCATTGGAACATACAAAGCTCTTTTAAATGCTATCAAGTATTTTGGCTATGAGAATATAACTCTTAAGGAATATTGGTTAAATATAAACGAGACTGCCGAAAACTTCGGTAAATTAAAAGCAGTTGCTATTCCAAACCAAGATGTCAAAGGTTTTTTAGCCGCCAAAAATTCAACGAGCCAACTTCCAAACTCGAATTTAAAAAAGACTTCGAGATTTTCATTAGTATATAGGCTAAATAATGCTACTGGAGAGTACGATGAATGGGACATCCCTAAGGTTAAAGAGGCACTCGACTTTTCACCCGATGAGGTTTTAATTAAATTATATGGTCTTAAAAATAGGTTGCAAAAGAGCTATATCCCTATGCAAGCCAAGATTGTAGACATCGTCGGAGAGGCAGATTACTTTTCTCAATTTAATATAAATACATGGAATAATCAACAGAATATTTCAACAGTAAATGAAGGTGTAGATGTCGGATACGAAGTTTTTCCAGATAGAGGCCTTTATTTAGAAGACTTAAGAAAGGTAAGTTCATGGTTAACAGGAAAAGGACAAGATTTTGAAGAACTAGTAAAAAGAGATAGTGGGGCTTATTGGAAACTTGGAGATTCTAGCAATTTTCCAAAGACAATAGACTCAAGAGACGGGGATAATGACTTAGAGCATTGGAATATTAAATTAGAAGATTATGTTTTACCAGCTTCAACAGAACCTGATGGAATGACAGGAGGTTCTATTGCTTTTTCACCGACTAATGGAAATTTAGCAACGTCACAGCATCCTGATTTTCGTCTAGAAAATGAAATAACGGCATCGGCATGGGTAAACTTTTACTCATGGAACTATCCAGGCGCAAGCAATGATACATTTACTATAATGTCGTGCAGTGAATCGAGTGGTTGGAGCTTGGCCTATGAAGACAGGCGAGTAGTGCTTGTTATTAATGTAAACGGCCAACCAATAGAGACTAATCCCGGTAACGTCACTAAGCTATGTACTGATTCTAACTTATTTGCTTCATCTAATACATATGACACGAACAATGGGTGGCATCTTATTTCGTTTACGTTTGATGGAAGGCATGTTAAAATATACATTGACGGAGTTCAAGCACCGGATCATTCATCTTATGCGGGTTCAGCCGATAAAGATTTATCTCTCTCTCCATATTCATTTCCAACATCTGGAAATAAAATAACATATGATAATAGTTCATATAACTCTAATAGTTTATTTATAGGAGCAGAACCTACGGGTAATCCAGCATATGTTAATCCAGCATATGAAGATTATTGGTATGGAAATATAGGAGAAATCGGAATAGTTGGAAGAGCTTTAACTTCAGATGAAATGCTAGACTGCTATACTAATGGTATGAAAAAATACTTCGGTAATAATGTAGAGGCAGAGATTAAATCTTTTTATGATGGATACGAAGAGTATGATATGTCTACGTTTTCAGAGTTAAACATACCAGTCGGGTGTCCAATTATATTAAAGGCTAATTCATTGAAGGATAAGTGGGATGACTGCGATTTTACATGGGAAGACGGTGAGGATGAGGGAGAAACTCAAACAACATGGGATAAGTGGTGGCATAGAAACGTGTATGAAATAGAATGGAGATTAATAGGACCTAACGATTATGATAGAACATTTAGAGGCCCAATTGAAAATTATTATGAATTTTACACAACGTTACCATACATTGGTAAATATAGCGTCGAACTTTCATTCTATGATTTGTATAATGTTCGTAGCGTTAAGTTTGATAAAGATGTGATAGAGGTAAAATCTAAAGAGGTTGAAACATATGGCATTACACAATCAAAGTCTCCTGTATTAAATTGGAACGGGTACCATAAGTACTTGTGGTCGACTGCGGGAGCAGACTGGGATACTGCAGCTGAAAATACATTTGAAGTTCAAGATTTTGTAGGCTCATATTACCTTACATTGGATAGGGCAAACTATATGAATAGCGATAATAACTGGCAACACTCAACTGTCGTAAGAAAAGAAGATACTACAAGCACTAGTGGTTTTTCTGAAACTGCAGGACCTTATGCATATAAGAATATGAAAAACCACGATTGGAATGACGGAGAGACTATGTCTTGGGACATGACGCGGGTTGGTAGTGACATGATAGCTGCGTTTAAGATAGATTTTGTGTATGTTGCAACGCCACAATCGTATCAATATAGTAATATTCGAGCGACTATTGATGGAGTCGTTGGAAGCGTTTTTTACTTCACAGGCGCAATGCACCCCACATCAGACACTGATATCACATCATGGCAGGCTCTGGAAACCGGACTAAATACCCTTAATTCTACAACATACCCTTGGCTTTCTCAATTTAATTATAACTTAATTGCTGAAGATACTCCCACTGCAGATGGTGTTGCAGATACTGCACATTACATTTTAGCTGTAGCGAAAAAAGACACTACTCGAATGCGCCCTATTACTATTACCAACCCACAAGATACAACCTTGGTCGATCATGCAATACTATCAGGCTTCAACGACTATATAGCATATAACCCCTCATACGTCGATACTAAGGTAATAAATCAACATGATATATACAATAAGCTAAACCATTTCACGTTCTCGTTTGATAACTCAAAAGTACCGGGAATTAAAACGCATGAATGGTCTATCAAAAATAATAACAAAAAAATCACAGATATATACTATAATAATAGATGGCTGACATATGTGTTCGACGAGAAAGGAGATTACACGATTGGCTTGAAATTAACCGACGTAAACGGGAACAAAATGGAAACATCAAAAAACATATTAACAATAAAATAAAACTATGGCAACTATTTATACAATCAAAGGAACAGACAGTATATCTTCCTCTAGGTTAAATATCAACGACAATTTTAACGTAATAAATACTGAACTCGGTGAGGTTCATGGTTTATTTACAATTTCATCACAGGATCTTGGGCTTACTGGGACTTTAACTATAGCCGGTAATTCTACCCTTTCCGGGAACGTTAGCGTTGGCGGGACTCTTGATGCAACTGGCGTAACTACAGTAGTTGACCTCGTTAACGATGGTAGGGTTAGATATTCGATATTGTCGGGAACTACTACTGCGTTACCAACTGCAGGGAACTGGACAAAATCAATATATCAATTTACTTTAACTGCAAATGCTGTTCAGGCTTTATATAATGGAGAACAGGGCCAAGAAGTATTTATAACTGCAGTAGGAGGATCATATACATTAACATTAAATGAAGTTAGCTCAAATCTTAATAGCGCGACTTCCATTGTGTTAACTGCAGGTGATGACACGAAAGAGTCTGTTTTATTGAGGTTCATAGGTACTACATGGCACATCGTATCTATTGGTTCTGGAGCAACAGTATCGTAACATTAAAAATTAAACCTAAATAGATGGCTACACCGCTAATAAGAATACCGAAAGCTCAAGGAGGTACCATGTACGCCTTTGCGAGTGCAGCGAAAGACCTCACTAGAGCGTATTATAATCCAGACATAAACTTCGAATACTCAAAGTTTGCTTTGATTGATATTCCGGTAGTTGACGCTCAATCTAATGAAAATAATTATATTGTGTTTCAGAACTTAGTAACCTCTGCAGGTAGCTCTGGTAATGGAACACCATATAGTCCAGCGGCAAGTGGAGATGTAAATGTTGACTTTGCTCAGACTTTTCAAAACTATGCATTAAACTTAGAGAATTATATTCTAACTGACGATGACTTTGATGTAGCTCTTTATCAATCAGATGCCGAGAAAATATTCTTTAAATACTTAAACGAAATTGGGGCGTTTAGAACTAGAGTTGCAACATCGGCTGAGACAGCCACGGCACCAATAGTTCATTTGGTTGAAGAGAATGACTCGACGACAGGTACACAGTATTCTAGAGTCGTAAAATATATTGGTGAGATAGATGTTTCAAACGATAAACAATACGGTGGAGAGACATATAACGAGATTTTTATAAATGTACCATCTTCTGTTGGATATACTCCAAATATTCTTTTTAAAGAATCTAACTATAATACAACTGCTACTTCATATACTCCTCTTACCGACTATATAAATGGTAGAGCTGGACAAACACACCCAGACCCTTACTTGGATGTGGATGCTATTGCTGAAGGAACAGGATCTACAGTAGCAACGTATGATATTAATGAAAATACATCGTACCACTGTGGTATTGAGTGGGAAGCTTCAACGTATGCTAAAATAGTAAGTGACCCTAAATTAAATAACTTATTTGAATATTCAAAAAGAGGTGGAGACTTTAGATTTAATGCAGTTTTAGTCTACTATGACATATATTCAAAATCAAACCCTGCATTAAAAGCTACAAATTTATATGGAGTTATTTTATTGGATAACTTTAAAGATGCGGGATCTGGTGGAACTGGGTGGTATATACCAGAACTTACTAAGAATAAACCAAATGATATAACAGGTCTTAACGGTAATTCATATGCTTTGAAATTGAATGTTAAATTTAATTCATCGCTTGATAATGTTGGAGTCGAGAGTAATATCAATGACTACACCACGTTTTCTATGGATTTATTCTTCGACACAACTTCAACACTTGAGAGCGCTGCTAGTTTATTAAGGTCAGCAAATGATAGATATACTAAAATTGCAGCAAGGTTAGATGATATGGAGGTTATGTTATTGACATCTCCTCAATTATTAGACCTTAGTACTAAAATGACAAAACTACAAACTGATGTAGAAAATGCATCGTTAAATTATGCAGACTCAGCATCATTATTAGACCTTATAACAAGCGCTAATAATAGAATTAATTCATTAATATCTGGTGAAATTGAGGCTTCAGTTCAAGTAAACACTGACGTGATACAAACACAAGCGAATAGCGGTATTGAGGTAACACGGTCTACTGCGGATAACACTATAAAACTAAAAGCCGTTAATGATGGGTATACTCTTGCTGGCGGTTATATTTATGATATTAGCAGTAACGTCGTTGGAGCGGAAATGACAACAGCAACTCTATTTGATCCCGGCGTTTCAACATCTAAAGGTATTTGGCACAGTGTTAGACCATTTAGTAATTTATTAAGAATACACTCTACTGTAGGTACTACTGAAGATAATCTTAATATATACCTAGACGATACCAATAACGGTTGGTCAAATGGTCAAGTTTTACGAATAGCATTTAGAAATGATATGAAATTAGCAGCTGGTAAAAATATTAAGATCTTCACAGACAAGTCGAGTGGAGTTTGGGACGCAGATGCTAAAATAATAATAGCATCATCTGATAGGTTAAGTATTAGAGACTATATTGAAATTATCTGCGTTGATGCAGTAACAAAAACATTCGAATACGACATTATTAGATAATAAAATATGAGCGCTAACAATTCAATATCACAACTACTAGAACAATTTCTAGAACTAAACACAAACTCGTTAGAAACGTTTGAAAGAATCAATGAGGCTATAACATCTGATAAACAGACTGTCACAATAACCTTATATGATCAGAAGACCGGGGAGATGAAGCCTATTCAAATACCAGCGTTTGGTTATCTCAAGAGAGAAATTGAAAGGCTTGATACTAATGTAAAATCTATAAGTGGCTTAGATTCGGCTAACACAAATATTAGACTTAAAGATGGTTCTTATAGAAGAATACACACTTCAAAACTTAAAGGGCCTTCAAAATCATTAACTTCGCTGGCTGCTCCTGTAGCATTTAACACAAAGTTAAACGATTTCTTCGAGGACTTTTTGAATCCGCTACTAACAATTGAGTTAAATGTCGATAATCAAATACCAATAGAAACTGAAAAAGTTTATGTTGAGAGATATTTATTTGATGATACAGATACTGATTCAATTGAGGTGTTTAAGAGTAATTATATAAATGCTAGCAATATAAATTATGTTGATTTCAAAAATAAATTATCAAGCGAGAGCGTCAAATTCAATTTAGATTCTAATGTTGTAGACATGCCTATTAGAAGTCTTCAATATTCTGGAGCCTTAGACGTTGTAGATATAGTTAACACACAGGTTACTCAGATCGTTGACGGAGTATCCCTCACAAAATCTATAAAGTTATTCACCTTAAATAAATTAAGTTACTCAGATTCATCCAAAACAATGAATGATACTGAGACTTTAAAGGTTGGTGATTCTTTAGCTATAAACTCTGCAGCATATTCTACAAGATATAAAATAACAGGTATTGATTCTTCTAAGTCTCAAGTTGAACTTCAGTTAATTGAAGGTTTTGAACCTGTTAAATTAGGTGCTAATCAATTAAAAGTTTATAAGGGAATAGATAAAGGAGCTAAGATTGAAATAAATATAGGGTACAACGAGTGGCAAGTTATTTTTATAAAGCCAATTGATCCGGTTTCTAAAATTCCCTCTGATGATTTCTCACCTGGTATCGGATTTTGGTCAAATAAATTAGAATTAGCCCTTGAAAATGGAGATAAAATATCTCTTGCTAAATATTACAAAGACGAAGTCGCTGATTTTGGACAATTCATTAAAGCTCTTAAAGTTGATTACATACCGCCAGCTGCAGTTGCTTTAAAGCCTAGTGCTCCCGCGGTTGATG